ATGGTGTAAGAGGTCAAGACAGATCATGTCCTTCCTGCATCAGTCAGTTCTTACTTAACAGACATTCTGAACTAATACAATACGAACATGATAACAATCTGTAAGGTAGCATGATAACAATCTGTAAAGTATGTGCTATAATGGATCAGAATATCATTCCGAAAGAATGTGACTGGTGTGAGTTATGCTCTTCGTTCATCTGTAAAGAATGCAAACCTAATCTTATTAGAAGAGGTATGGCAATGATAAAACTTAAATTAAAGCAGAATGCCGACACCAAATAAGGGAGAACATGAGAGCGAATTTATTCCTCGTTGCATATCGATTCTGATTAACGAAGGGACTGACAAGGAACAAGCTGCTGCAATCTGTTATTCTAAATGGAATGAGTTCCAGTTTGAATCTTATTCTGATTATCCCGATAGCGTAAAAAATAATGCTAAAGCTGTTTTAGATTGGGTAAGTAAGAATGGATGGGGTTCATGTGGAACTGAGGTAGGTAAGATCAGAGCGAATCAGTTAGCCAAAGGAGAATCTATATCTATTGATACTATTCAGAGAATGTACTCATATCTCTCAAGACATGAAGTAGATCTTAATAGTTCAAAGACTTATTCTGATGGATGCGGTAAGTTAATGTATGATTCATGGGGTGGTTTATCTGCTAAGTCCTGGTCACATAACAAGCTGAAAGAGTTAGGTCTTATTGAGATGGTTGATGAATCTTTCGCTGATGATAATAAGGTCTCATTTGATTATGATGGTACTATATCAACAGATAAAGGTAAAGAACTTGCAAAGAGAATGATAGAAGAAGGTAAAACAGTCTATATCATATCAGCAAGACATTTTGTAGCTAATATGCTAAGTACTGCCAAAGAGTTAGGTATTCCGTTGAGAAGAGTATTTGCTACGGGAAGCAATCAAGCAAAGATTAAAAAGGTATTGAGTTTAAATATAGGTACACATTACGATAATAATAGTGATGTAGTTAATCAGTTAAAAGGAATAGGGAAGTTAATATAATGGCAGCACCAAAGATAAACTACTTTAAGTTAGGGAATAATGGAGGGAGACCTCGCATCTATCCTACACCTGAATTATTAGAGGAGAAGTGTATTGAATACTTTGAGTACTGTGTTACTGAGAAGCAGATAATAACTATTACAGGATTATGCTTATACTTAGGTATACATAGAGATACTTTGAATGGATGGAGAAAAGAAAGTAATCAGTTTTCCGACACAATAAAAAGAGCAATCGACTGTGTACTCATAGCATACGAGACCAAGTTAGATACGTTTACCTTTGGTGGTGCTATCTTCGCCTTGAAGAACATTGATAAAGAGAACTGGAAAGATAAGACAGAGCAAGAAGTAAATCAAACCAATACAAATGTCACAGCCAGTTTCGGTAGTTCTGTACAGTCCCCATCAGAATCAGCAGATGATTCACGAATCGATAGCTAATGGACATCATAAGTACTATGTGTTATCTATCGGTAGACAGTTCGGCAAATCTTTGTTGGCTGTCAATCAGGTACTATATTGGTTTTTTAATGTACCGAACTGTAAAATAGGGTGGGTAAGTCCAATCTACAAACAATCAAAGAAAGTATTTAAAGATATAGAGAATGCCTTTGCAGAGAATCCCCAAGTATTCAAGAGTAAGAACGGAACTGAACTTACTTTTAGTTCGCATAAAAATAGCACTATTGAGTTCTTTAGTGCTGAGCGGTATGATAATATTCGTGGTTTTACCTTTGACTATTTGGTATGTGACGAGTTTGCTTTTATGGACAATGAGGCATGGACTGAGGTACTTCGTGCAACAGTTCTTGTTCGTGGCAAGAAAGTTCTACTAATATCTACACCAAAGGGTAAGAATCACTTCCATCAGATATTCAACCTTGAGAATCAGAATAGTCAGTACAAGTCCTTTCAGATGACATCTTATGATAATCCATTAATCAATCCGACTGAGATAGATGATGCGAGATCAACATTACCTGATCATGTGTTTCGCCAAGAGTACATGGCCGAGTTCGTGGATGGTGGTGCAGGACTATTCAATGACCTAACATTAATCACCAAGTCAGAGAGAACCAATCGGATGTATGCAGGTCTTGACATCGGTAGAGCAGATGACTATACTGTTCTGTCTGTATTCAATGAGACCGGAGAGATGCATTACATTGAGAGATGGAATAAAGATACCTGGTCAAATATCATCGGTAAAGTAATAGCAAGAATAAACGAGTTTAGCTGTAGCACATTCGTTGAGGTGAATGGTATCGGTGATCCTATCTTCGAGCAGCTTAGAGATAGAGTGAATGATAGTGGTTTAATTATACCATTCCTTACCACATCAAAAAGTAAGCAGGATATTATTGAGCAGTTAGTAGTAGCCAATCAGAATAAAGAAGTAAAGATGTTAGATAGAGACTGGCTCATTAAGGAGTTAGAACTATTTACATACGAATACAATCCAAAGACTAAATCAGTCAGGTACTCAGCACCTAATGGATTCCATGATGATGCTGTAATGGCAACAGCTATCGGATACCATTCCCTCAAAACAAATAAGCATTCCGGTATTTATCATATTGTTTAAGTTGCACAAATCGATTCAATCTTATACTTATAGTTATGGAATGGAAAGATATAAACATTAAGCAGTACCAGGATCTCTGCAAAGAGATTGATGAGGATTATACTGATGATCTCGAAAGGTCAATCGGTATCCTGGCAACATTAACAGATAAGTCAATAGCTTACTACACCGATGAGATTCCCTTAAACAAGCTGAAAGAGAAGCTGATGGAAGTAACATTCATTAAGGAGAAACCAAAACAACAGAAGATACATTCAAAGGTAAGGATAGGTAAGAAACGATTCCGATTCAATCTTAATATGCGTAGTGTATCAGCAGGTCAGTACATCGACTTAACTGAACTTGTAAAGGATAAAGAGAAGATTAACGATAACCTGCATACATTCTTAGCGGTGTTATGTGAGGAGATCAATTGGTATGGTAAGAAGAAAGATACGATAGTAAGTGACAGAGCAAAGTACATCCAGGAGAACATGAGAATGCCGATGGTATTTAGTTTGAGTGGTTTTTTTTTGTCGAATTATCAGCGATTAATAAAAGGTACAAACGACTTTTTGGAATTGCAGATGAAGAAGCTGAGCAAGAAAACGAAGGAAGCAACAGACCTGGCTTTGTCAAACATTGGGGATGGTATTATACTTTAGACAATCTAAGCAATAACGATAGAACGAAGTGGGAGTATTTCTTAGAGATGAATGTGATTGAGTTCTTAAATTCATTAAGTTACTTTAAGGATAAGCAAGGATATATTAAGGAGCAGTTAGACCAACAGATGAAGAATGGCAGATAGTCCGAGACAGATATTAGAGAACTATAAGCAGATTATCATTGATGCCTTAGCTGATTCATTAGAGAAGAATGAAAGGGTAGCACAGGCAATGTTAAGACAGAGCATATCGATTAACATCAGGTCATTTGCTACCAACATGGTGATGGAGATTAGTATGCTCAATTATTGGAAGTATGTTGATGGAGGAAGGAAGAAAGGTGCAAAGATGCCTCCGATTAATGCGATGTTGAAACACATAGCGAATAGAGGGATAAACTACAAGGGCATACAGAATAACTATAGGAATACAAAAGGTATCTTAGTAAAGAGGAAGAAACCATTAGCAAAGGAGAAAGCATTGAGAACATTAGCATATCTAATTGGTAGGAGCATATCAAAGAAGGGTATCAAACCGACTAACTTTGTTGATGAAGCATTTGACAATAACATATTAGATAACATGAGTAAAGACCTATCGACTGCATTAGGCAGAGAGATATTAATAGATTTCAATTTAGAATAAATGGCAATAACAGTAAGACAGCAACCGGCAAGTTTATTCCCTGCATACAATGATGCGGTGTATATTGTAACCTCATCCAATGTGGCACAACCTAACTTTAAGTTTGTAGCGGATATCTATGTGAATAGTGTGAAGGTAGATCGTATGTTGATTCCTCCACATCCAACAGAGTTAAGTGGTAAGGTCAATGTGTCACCATTACTTGAGAGCAGAGTAAGTGTAGATATCTCAGCAGATGACAATCGGATACTACCGAATACACATAGTAATGTATTATACGAGGTAAAGTTCGGTGAGGCATATGGATCAAGTGGAACAGTAATATATCCCAATCTAACTAACATATCAGGTAAGTATCTATGGAATGCTGTTGTAGACTATCCTACATTCTGTAACTATTCAAGTGGTGATTATACAAGTGATTTCCTAACTGAGAATCCTAATCTTAAAGATGGGATGCAATTGACTATAGATGATAATGCCTGGTTATATTGGACTAACTTTAACTTAAATACAAGTTATGTTAAGGTGATGACTTATAATAGTGCAAATACATTGTTAGGTACATTTAAAATAGATAACAAATATAGTACAAGCAGATTCCTTCGGATTCCGACTGGTCCTTATAACATCCTTAATATACCCGATGCTCAGTTCACTTTAGGAGTTCAACCAATCATCACAGGTTCGGTAGACCATTATACTGTTCAGACATTTAATAGTTCGAATGTAGCAATATCGACTGAGGCAGAATATAAGATCATTGAGGATTGTACACGATATGAGAAACGAAGATTGCAGTTCCTTAATGAGTTAGGTGGGTATGATACGTTTAACTTCACATTAGTCAGTAAGGAGACAATGGACATAGAGAGATCAATGTTTAAGAAAGACTTAGGTTCATATGGTACAAGTTACTCATTTGTAAATAGTCCGAATGACAGAGCGTATTCACAATACCATACAAGAATTAAAGATAAGATAAGCATTCAGAGTGATTGGGTAACAGAGCAGCAGTTAGCATGGTTAGAGCAGTTAGTTACTTCGCCTGATGTGAGATTAGATGATGGTTCATATCTGATACCTATCAACATAACCAACACATCCTTTGAGAAGAAAAAGGTAGTGAATGAGAAGCTGTTTAATTTACAGTTAGAATATACATTGAGTTACGATAGATACAGACAAAGACTATAATGAGCAGAACAAAGATATTCTTACCGAGTAGCGGAAGCATTGATATGTATGATGATGTATCAACACCATTAAACTTCTCTATTGCTGATATTAGATTCCCTGAGAAGAGGAACAGTAACTACTCAAAGACCATTAAGATACCAGGTACTAAGAATAACAATCTGCTGTTTGGCAATATCTTCGATGTGAATGTTACTGATGGTAGCTTCAATCCGAATGCAAAGGTAAAAGGTATATTGACCATTGATGATGAGAATCAGATTAATGGGTACATTCAGATGCTATCTATTACCATCAATGATGATAGTAAGATAGAGTATGAGGTAATGATCTTAGGGAATGTGGGTAACATCTTCAATGCATTAGGTACTGCTGAATTGACTGACTTAGATTTCAGTTCATACAACCATACCTATGATTATGCGACACAAGTAGCATCATGGACTAATACTTATGTTAATGGGTATTGCTATCCATTGATTGACTATGGATTCGATAATGATTTAAGTAAGGTAGATGTAGAGCATTTATTACCTGCGTTATTTCTTAGAACTTACATAGATAAAATATTTCAGAGTGTAGGTTATACTTATACGAGTTCATTCTTTAATAGTGATTACTTTAAGAAGCTGATTGTTCCTGCCAATGCATCTAAATTATTACTAACAGATACACTATTAGCACCAAAGTTATTCGAAGCAAGGCAGACAGTTGAGACTAATGCAGCAGTAGATACTTATGGATCAACAGATGATTTCGATGTAATTTATAACAATGAGATAAGTGATCCATCAGGTCAATACAATCCAGGTACCGGTCAATTCATTTGTGCAGTAGGTGGTTTTTTTAGTTTTGGTGCTAATGCTGAGTACGTTGATAATGTTACACCAAGTGTAGGTAATTTGTATTTCGGATTAAAAATAAAAAAGAGTACAAATGCAGGTGCAACATGGTCTACTATAGCTAACGATTATATTACAACATATGCATCTTCAGTAATGACAATTGGCATTACAAATATATTTTTAAATGCAGGAGATAGGATTAAAGTTACTGCTGCCTTTAGTAAGTTTTCTTATGGAGCAGATGGTTTTTCAGGTACATTAGGAGTTAATGGTGGTACATTCAAGAACCTTGTTCCAGTAACAGGTATTGTTGAGGGTGATACTTGTGTTATCAATCAAGCTGTTCCGTTAAAGACTAAACAGAAGGATTTCTTATTATCTGTCATTAAGATGTTCAACCTATACATTGACCTTGATCCTAATAACGATAACAATCTACTCATTGAAACGAGGGATGATTTCTATAGTTCAGGTACAAATGTAGATTGGTCTTATAAGTTAGACAATTCGAAACCGATTGACATCAAGCCAATGGGAGATTTGGATAACAAAGAATTTAACTTTACCTATACAGATGATACCGATTACTTCAATAAGAAGTATAAGGATACCTATTCTGAGACATACGGAAGATTCAGATATGTGACAGATAACGAGTTTTTAACCGGAACAAGTGAGAATAAAGTTATATTCAGTGCTACACCATTAATCGGTGACGATGCAAGTAATAGAATCATCTCCAGGATATGGGATGTGGATAGTTCAAATATTGTAAAGAGCAAAGCATTTAACATCCGATTGCTTTATAACGGAGGGGTAAAGACATCCAATGTAGCATATCAGTATAATGGAAGAGTAAGCGGTGTTCATACTGTTACTCAGTACTTGTATGCAGGTCATGTAGATGAACCTACGAATCCAACATTAGACCTATCCTTTGGTGTTCCTCAAGAGATATACTACAATAGTTTCTATTATACGAATAACAATATCTTCAACAGATTCCATAAGAAGTTAATTGATGAGATCACAGATAGAGACAGTAAGATTCTTACAGCTTATTTCTATTTGAGACCATCAGATATCCGTAACTTAGACTTTAGGAATCAGTTCTACTTTCAGAATGATTATTTCAGACTTAATAAGGTATTTGATTATGATCCGTTAAAGAATGATGTAACAAAATGCGAGTTCTTAAAGATTAAAGATAGCGGTACATTCACACCTACATTACATTACATGATTGGTGGTATTGGTTCGGCATTTGGTTTATCTAATGAGATTCCTCCAATCATCAACACATGGAATGCAGGAACAGTAGATAACATCAGAATAACAGGAGGAGCGAGAGCAATGACTGGAGGAACTGATAACATCTATGGAGATAATGTAAGAAGCTGCATTGTAAATGGTAATAGCAATGTGATTGGTAACAGTCAAGGTATAACATTGTTAGGTAGTAGCGGATGTATTATTGGAGGAGGATTGAATAATGTAACATTGATTAACACATTTGATACTGAGATTACTGAGAGTAATTCGATGTATATCAATGGGGTGGTATTGAATGAGGATAGCTTAAACCAAACAAGCACAATAACGATTCCGAGTGCAAGTGTATT